TTTCATCTAATAAAGATAATAAATCATATCGTGTATGTTGAAAATAAACACCTTGAATTAAGGTATGTATTTTTTCTTTAAATAATACATTAGAAGAAGCATCCGTAACACGAACACGTAATCGATTTTTCTCTTCCATAGTCATTTGATTCAACATATTCATGATATATTTTTTCTGGTAGATTGGAAATTTTCCCCGCATAAAATCCATATAACCCAAAGTATCTTTACGACGAATCATTAAATATTCCCGTTTATTATTAATCGGATTCATTCGAAAAACAATAATACCAATACTAGTAATTGGCATTTTACACTGATGATATTGATGACCAGGTTTACCACAATTATTACATAATATATTCAAATCAATATTATTTTCTGTATTATCAGACCAACAACTAAGAGAGATAGTTTTTTTCATAAACGGTAAAATAGACGGAATTTTTATTATTGATATATAATATTCTTTTGGTTCTATATAGTTTTATAAAAATGGATTTAGACCCAGATATATGGATGGATCAACTATGGTTTTTTCTTAGGACGGTTGCCCATACTTATCCAGATACTCCCAATAAAATAACCCAACGTAAATATTACGATTTTATTCATAATCTCCCATTATTTATTCCTCATAAAGAATGGGGAAATAAATTTAGTAATATATTAGATTCGTTTCCAGTTTCTCCGTATTTAGCAAATCGCGATTCCTTTTTCTTTTGGATTCATTTCATTGAAAATAGGGTGAATAAAATGATAGGTAAAGAAGAAGAAACGTTACTTCAACATATGGACAATTATTACAAAATGTATTTACCAAAAGAAATTATATTATCACGTAAATTCGGTATTCATAAAAAATATATTACTATGGGATTCATTATGTTTTGTCTTTGTTTTATTGCGATATTATATAGTTATTCTTATTAATATACTTTATACATTTATAATATACAAATATGCGTATAGAAATAATTCTTTTTTTAATAACGGCTTTTTTAGTGGCAAATATATATACAGAAGGAAAATATTATAAAGTATTGTTATCGTGGAAAAAATATTACCAAATGGCGGGGATTGTATTGGGTGCGTTTATGATTTATTGGTTATTAAAGAAAAATCCGAAACGTGCGAATGATATCATTCGAACATCAAATGAATATTTAAAATATATACCGATGGATCAAAATACAAGTAGTATTATTTCCCCCATTTTGGATTTTACTGCGAAACAATCTTATAATGAAGCAGTCGCTGGGGGAGCATTAGCAGGAACAGTAACAACCAATCCGATACTAAATTTATTCTCTCCAAATCCAAGTTATTCCGAAAAACGAATATTAGAATCGGGAGGTGTAAATCAAAACGGAATTGTAAAAACAAAACGTTCTGTAAGTGAAACCAAAAAAAAATTCGTAGCATCTAAACAAAATTGGAAATGTGGTGATTGCGGCGAACAATTATCCGCGTGGTTTGAAGTAGATCACAAGGTTCGTTTAGAATATGGTGGTAGTAATCATATAGATAATTTAGTAGCTTTATGTCGTGAATGTCATGGTAAGAAAACCACCATTGAAAATTTATAATCTTATTATAACCAACTAAAATTGAGAAATGGAAACGAAATCGAAATATAATTTAAGAGAAATCGTTGGAAATAAAATAAAAAGTATTAATTTCAGTAAGATAGACGCCTGGGAAATGGTGAAAATATATTCAAAATACATAATTATATTATTCTATTCAGTGTATGTGGCAGCATTATTATACATTGGAAATACGAATGTAGATTGGTTTCATTCTAAGATAGTCATTGTCATATTTTTATTTTTGATACCGTTACTTTTCATTATTTTCGTGATTTTTAAATTCGATTTTAAAGAATTGATGAATGCGCATGTATTTGTCATGGGTATTCTAGCAATATTTAGTGCGATTTTAGCATATTTAATATATTTATTTTCAAGAACTACTTTATCAAAAGCCGCAAATACTGCGATATTTTACACTACTATTATTGTATCGAGTGTTATTATTTTAGTTGGATTAACGATATATTACAATGTATTTATGAATGAAATTAAAAGACAAAAAGGATGGTCTGGTTTTATGATGAATTTTATGTTTTATTTACCATGTTTAATAAGTGATTATTTACAATATTTGTTGTCAGAATATAAAAATACACCATCTATCATTTTCATTTTATTTATTTTAGAGATCATTTTATTATTATTGTTTTTGTATTTACCGGCAATATTAAATGCGATATTTGTGCCAAAGGGATTAATGTTATTAAATGGTCCATCTTTTTTGACACCTTCGAATGTAATCGCAAATAGTGTAACATTTGAAGTTAGTTTAGCAAATACACAAGATGCTACTCCTAGTTTCTTTTCCTATATTTGGTATTTTATTACAAATACCAAGCCAATTACAAACGATAATTTATTATTAAAAAATGGAAGTGTCTTAAATAAGCAATATACCTCTAATTTTGCGTTATCTATGTGGATTTATGTAAATAATACAATATTAGGAACAAATAATCAAGAATCTTTTATATTTAAGTATGGATCTAATTCGGACTCTTATGGAAAACCATCCATTACATATTTAGGAAATGATAAATGGAGATTTATGTTTTCAAATAAAATGCCAACAAATCCAAAATGGGAATCACTACCGGAATTTATTGTAAAAATGTCTTCTCAGAAATGGCATTTTATTGTTTTCAATTATCATGATAATATGGTTGATCTATTTATAAATGGATCTTTAGCAAGAAATATGAATTTAAATAATAATTTACCAATTCGTGGACCATTAGATAAAATTACCATTGGATCTGAAAAACCGAATAATATACCAGGCGCGATTTGTAATATACGATTCTATAACACTCCATTATCATCTACCCAAATCGCACAATCTTATAATATGTTATTTTTATATAATCCCCCAGTAAATAATCTATAATAACATTATAATAAAATGAATTATACATTTATTATTTTAGGTGTTATTTTATTAATAGTGTTGTATGTTTTATATAAAATGGTAATGAAACCAACTTCGGTATTATCGACACAAACATATTTACAAACTGGAGTTCCATCTATTCAATTAAGTAGTTTAACAAGTCCAACTACATTAAACTATTCATATGTGCTTTGGATTTATGTAAACAACATAAATCAGAATCCTATAAATAGTAATACAAATAATAATGTAAATAAACTAATCGCAAATAACGCAAATAATATATTTAGTGTATCTGATGGAACATCTAAAACATATTTATCTTTAGATTTAGATTCGAATGCTGGATTGAATACTAGTATATTGTTACCGAACACAAATACTCCTCAGAACTATCAAGTAACCCCGAATTTCGCATTACAAAGATGGGAATATGTGATTATTAGTATAAATCAACAGCAAATGGATCTATATCTAGATGGAAAACTAATTAAATCCGCTAATTTAGGTTCAAATCCAGCTACCATTCCTAGTACTGCTTCCATTTATTTCGGAAACGGAGATATTTATATTTCGAAATTTCAACGATTAACTCAAACCATGGATCCTCAAACCGCATGGTCCAATTATTTAGCAGGAAGTGGGGCAAAATCTACATTATCAAACTATGGATTAAGTATGGTATTTTCAAAAGATAATACTCCACAAAAAACATTTAATATTTTTTAAACCTTTTATCTACGCCCTAAACATTTCGCTTCTAACCATTTTACATATGAAATGTTGTAATACATAAATATAAAAAAATATACTTTTATTATAAATTATGAATGGACAAGAACAAAAACCAATTATAGAAAAGATTCAAGCTTATGTCCCATCGACAACAGATGTAAAAGATACTCTTAATAACGCAGTAACAAATGTATCGACTGGTATTGAAAACGCAAAAGCCGGGATTCAAAATACTTTAGGCGAATTCTCTCAAAAGGGAGTCGTTGGAACCAGTAATGAATTTTTAGAAAGTAATGGATTATTCGCAAAATTTGCTTTTATTATTTTTATTTTTATCATATTTATGTTTTTATTAAAAATCGGGATTTCTATGATTGGTTATTTTACTCAACCATCTAATAGTCCATACATCGTAAAGGGAATGATACCTGGATCTTCTGCGGTTCAAATACCACAAGATCCAAAACAAGCAAGTTCCGTATTGATAAGTAGGTCTAGTAATGCTCAAACTGGTATGGAATTTACATGGTCGGTTTGGTTATATATTAATATGAGTCCAACTGATCAGATTGCCGTAACCAGTTACAAGACTGTATTTATAAAAGGTCCAGGAAATACAGTAGATACTACTGGAGTTGCCAATATAAATGGACCTGGAATGTATCTTACTATGACACAAAAAGGATATGCGAATTTAATGATTGTTATGGATGATATTAAGAATACAAAAAATAAAATTACCGTTCAAAATTTACCATTACAAAGATGGGTTCATATTGCGTATCGTTTACAAAATACAATATTGGATGTATATATAAATGGAACTGTCTCTCAAAGATATCAAATGAACGCAATTCCTAAACAAAATTTTTATGATATTTATGTATGTTCCAATGGTGGATTTGGTGGACAATTATCGAATCTACAATATTTCGATCATGCTTTAAATGTGTTTGAAATCAACAATATAGTGATGTTTGGACCAAATTTAAATCCTAGTAGTTTATCGGGAACACCCGGCGCAGCTACTGGTAATTATAGTTATTTATCCAATAGTTGGTATACAAATTGGTATAACATTACCGGATAGATGTGATATTAAAATATATTTTACAACAAAATATATTTTATATAAGGCATATATACGAATGACAAGTAATGTATTATATATTTCTTCCATATGTGAACAACGTAGAAAACAGCAATTATATCCGGTAGTTCCAAGTAGAATTGATGTTGTGTCTCCTTATACGGATACTACCAATACAAAGTTCGATTTAGATATGAGGAGAAAGGCAGAAATATTAAAATATGATCAAGGTAATACAAAAACCAATAAATTAACAAAAAAACAATTATGGGCACAATTAGTAAATAACCCAAATACAATAACCAAAAGTTATATAACTAAAAACACAATATTAGACACCCCCGCAACAAAAGTGATTACTTGTGATAATAATATGATTCAAACGCCTTCTTCAGCATCAAACGTTCCGAATGATTATATAAATGGAGTAAATACTTTATATAATGATGAAAATATTCCATTATATAATTATATTAATCCAATTCAAACCCGTTCTTATGGTATCATAAACAACGCTACTGACAATGCTGCCGTAATATTATATCCACAAACTAATGTGATTTATTCTTCTAAAAAAATAGCAGCTATTGAATTTACAGAAGCCGCTACTAATAATTATTACAATGTCAATCTATTAAATATTCCATTAGCATTACAAATTTACGGGGATTTAAGTGGAAGTAATGTTTATATAACTGGAATACCAATTACAATCGCGTATGTTGGAATAAAGATACTATATAATAGTAGCACAGTAAACCCAACGAATTATTATACCGCATTATTAGATTCGACCTCTACTTTTACAGTAGATATTTCTTCGGCAGAAACTTCTTTTTTTTCGACAACTCAATTTATTGGTTCTATCAATATTCCGAACATTGTATTAGATGCGAGTCCTGGGTTTATTTATGATATTTACTTAGATATGAAAATTATAAATCCTAGCACCAATTATCCTAAAATATTAACCTTTAATTCGAATTTAATACAAAATGTAACTACGCAATATTTACTTTCAAATACCCCTTTTCAATGTTATATAAAACCATCCATTTCGTTAGACAAATACGGAGTGTTTACAGTAACTGCGACTTAAGGGGTCCAAGTAGGATTTAGACACATTTTTTGAGATGGAAATACTTGTCCAGAAAAACATTTATCCGATTCTGAAATTTCAATACATCCACGTTTATTCTGATATTCTCCCACTAAACACCAATTCGTTTTATCTGCGGTGATTGGTTTTTGAATAGTATTTTCACTCGAATCTGGAGTGGGTTCATTTGGGGATTCTGTTTTCTTTTCTTTTTTTTGTTGAACCGTTTTTTCTAAAGATTTATCTTTATCGGTAGTTGGTGGCGGGGGAGGAGGTCCAGAACCTTTCATTAAATTACCAATATTTTGTATTGCGTCGCCTGTAATTTCAATACCGGTTTTAGCTACTTTTTCCGTCACTTCGGTAGTTTCATTTAGAATTGTTCCAGTGCTATATCCAAGAGCTTTTAAAAACCGAATAAAAAACGGTCCAAACAAATTAGATAAATATTGATAAAAATCTCCTAAACTTGAAAAAATATTGATTCCAAGAAAAGTTAAAATCAGAAAAATTAGTAATGTAACAATGATTCCATTTTTAAAATCAAAATCGATGGAAATCGGATTTATATTTGTAAGAGTGGGATTTGTATCAGAAACATTATTATTATTATTATTTCCAGTCGGTTGTTCGATTTTTGCGGAATTAAAAATTGGTTCTTCTAAGCGATTCATATTATTATATCTATCCAAAAGAAATATATTCGTTAAACTCTATAAATTTTTCTATAATAATATAATAAAAATGGCATTCTTTTCTTTTATTGAAAGTATTT